TAGGGAGACCGCCTCCATTAATAAGGGCTTGAACCTCAGCCTCCAAGCTATTATACTTTTGATTTAAAGCCGAAAAGGATGACGAAATTTGACTCATTATATATTAACATGCTATTTTAATTCTCTAAAATAACCAAATAAAAACTATTTAGTAAGATTTTTATCTCAATAATCTATATAATGGAAGCCGCCACTTTTGACCCCTTTTCTAACAAGCCAGATATTTCAGCCTCTTCAAGGAAATTATACACTTTTAATCTAACCAAATTAAACGGCGGAAAGCCGATTAAGGATTTAAAGTTTCTCTCTAATCCAAGTGTTTTAGAGAAAATCAACGAGATAAAACCCAATACTCGCCGCACTTATTTAATTAGTGTTGTATCGGCTCTCAAGAACCGAACCGAAGCCAAATACAAGAAATTGTATATCAAATATTATCAAGAATTAATCAATCTCAACAGAGAATTGAAAGACAATACCACCAAAACGGAAAAGGTTAAGGAAAATTGGATGGAACAAGATGATGTGAATTCCAAGCTTGAAGAGCTCAAGGAAATCCTACCCCAAATCCACGACAAGAAAAAGATTACGGAAGACGAATACAAAAAGCTATTACATTTAGTTGTTCTTTCTCTCTACACCCTCCAACAACCAAGACGCAACAAAGATTATATTGATATGATGGTTGTTAAGAAGAAACCAGAAAACACCTCTAAAAACTATTTGGATTTAGCAGAATGGAATTGGATTTTCAACAATTACAAAACCCAAAAGAAATACCAGCAACAGATTTTATCTGTCCCAGATGAACTTAAATCCGTTTTACAAGTCTATTTCAAGTTCCATCCTGCAGCCAAAGAGATTAAGAAAAAAGCACCCCAAGATGTTCATTTCTTAGTCAATTACGACGGTAGTCCGCTCACCAGTTCAACTGAGATGACGAGACTGCTTAACCGCATCTTTGGAAAAAAATAGGCTGCAGTATGTTGCGAGCTATTTTTTTAACAGACAAATACGGAAAACAAAACGAGGAACTTAAGGCAGATACAAAAGCAATGGGAACAAGCGTGGATGTAGCCAATACAAACTATATTAAACAGGATTGATTTATTAAAACACGACTACCTCACTTGCCTATTATTATAAAACAGGGTTGATTACTTGTTAATCCACTCAGCCATCGCATCAATATCACTATATTTAACTACAGAACTGCCTCCCTCTGCGTGAGTAATCGTAGCCATTTTATCTTCTTGTTTAATAACTTTATTCTCTTTAGTGACGCCACTCCAACCATTCGTAGTTCCAACCGCCTTGTTGAATGGGACTTGTTCTATATTTACATCTTTACAACGGTCACAGGTCTTCTTGTGGAGTCTTGTCTTCAATCCCAGTTCATTTGGGTGTCCTTGAATTCTAAACCCACACGGAAAATCCGTAGTGCGTCTTTGTCCTCCTAAGTTATATTGCTTGTGCGACATCTTGCTCGTGGTTGCCTATAATTCTTTTCTAATAATCCATTTCAATTTTTTTTGGAAATTGGAATTTCCAAAACCCCCTTTTTCTCACCTGCAGGTGTATGTTAAACTCCCTTTTCTTAACATTAATTTAATGGTAAGAACCTACGCTCTTTTGAAAAGTCCTTTGACCTGCACCAGCCGTCCGCCTTCCGTTGTCCGTTTCCATTTTGAATTACCTACCACTAAACAGGTAAATTTTCTTGTAGTTGATTTGATATTGAAAACTGTGGGTAGTCTTAAAACCAAAACGGACAGACGACTAAAGACCATTCAGTTCTTTAAGTTCAAAATCAAAAGACATATTTGGCTACTACGAAATCACTTGAGCCACCAGTTTCATTCTTAAATTTTTTAACCAACTCGTGGAATTGTTTGTTATTATAACCCATCTTCATCGTCTCAATACGAAAGACACACCACCTTCCGCATGTCTGGATGCGGTTAGAAAGCTTTTGAAACCGCTTGGTATTCCATTCCACATTCCAGCCATCCTTAGCTGCATTATCCATTAACCGAGTCAGCTCGTTTGTTCCTTCTCCTAAAATAACTCGCATCATCTTATTCACGAATTTCCAATCCGTATCCCACTTGGCTCCATACGAATTGAAATACTCAATTGTCTTACCATATCTCAACAGGCAAACCCAGTGTCCGCTATTGTATTTGTCTTCAATAAGAATAACAACTGCATCTTTATCCTTAGGCAATAGGTCTTCTATTTTTTTGTAGTTTTTTAAATCACTATACTTGATAATGTCGCCTGCTTTGATGCCAGTATGTCTCTCTAAATCTCCGTCGGTTAAAGGCTTGGATATTCTGGCTTGAATTTCTTTATCTCCTCCTTCCATATATACTTGGTTTAGATTATTTTTCGTTTAATTTAGGAAAAATAAATATCTCTGTTAATTATAGAATGGTGCATTACGAGCAATCTTATAGATACGGAAAAGCCCAAGAGGCAATTGTCCTTCCTGTTTTGAAAGAGTTTTTTAATAGAGAGGTGGTTGCTACCACCGAGCGATATGACCCCTTTGATTTTTACGATGAAAAATATAACTACGAGATGAAAAGTAGAATGTGTAAGATGAAAGCTTACCCTGATACGATGATTACCTGCAACAAGTTGGAGCGAAGCGGAGACAAACAGCTTATCTTACTTTTCAACTTTTTTGATAAACTCTGTTATATTGAATACGACCCAGAATTATTCAAGAACTTTAGAAAGATTTTGTTTTCTCGTGCGAGCGAGGATTGGGACAAGAAAGAACACATCTTTATCCCTACAGAGCATCTCAAGCTAATTAAAGAATGGAACCCAACGGTTTAATTTACTACCGTATTATATGGACGAGCCAATACTTACCCCTGATGATAGTAAATACACTGTTCTGCCTGTGATTTATAACGACATATACGAGATGTATAAAAAGGCAGTCGCATCATTCTGGATTGCTGAAGAAATAGACTTATCCAAAGATGTTATAGAATGGGAAAAGATGAATGCAGACGAAAAGTATTTCATTAGTATGATATTGGCTTTCTTTGCTGGGAGCGACGGACTTATCAACGAAAATCTGGCTCAACGATTTTATAGCGAAGTCCAAAATAGCGAGACCAGATTGTTCTACGGTTTCCAAATAGCAATGGAGGGAATTCATCAAGAGGTATATGCGAATATTATTGATAGTTATATCAAAGACAAGAAAGAAAAAGCAAACCTGTTTAATGCGATGGTTGTTTTCCCCTGCATTAAAAAAAAGGCGGATTGGTGTAAGAAATACATCTCCAGTAGCCAATCATTTGCTACTCGTTTGATTGCCTTTGCTTGCGTAGAGGCGATTGCCTTTTCTGGTGCGTTCTGTGCTATATTCTGGCTCAAGAAAAGAGGGATATTAAAAGGCTTGACTTTTAGTAATGAATTGATAAGCAGGGACGAAGCACTCCACGCCGAGTTTGCAGTCTTGCTTTATTCCAAGCTCAAAAAGAAATTGTCTCCCCAAGTCGTCAAAGACATTATCAAGGAGATGGTTGAGATAGAATGCGAGTTTATTTGTGATGCTTTACCCTGTCGTTTGATTGGAATGAATAAAGATACGATGACCCAGTATATCAAGTTCGTTGCCGACCGTCTCTCTCTTCAGCTTGGATACAACACCATATATGGTGCTAAAAATCCTTATAGCTGGATGGAACTTATATCGTTGGAGACCAAGAGTAATTTCTTTGAAAACAAAGTAAGTGAATATGCATTATCCACTCACGATACATCTGGCGACCCTTTTGTATTAAATACCGATTTCTAAGCCGCAAAGTTGGATTATTACAAGGAAAAGCGTGAAATAATATAAATATATCAACTTATATTATTTTCAATTGGATTATTTCTTATCATACATCGTATTAATTTATAAATTAATACTTATACTCATTAGAAATAATCAAAAAAGTGTTGAAATAATCAAAAAATACAAAAATATACAATATATACAATAATCTAATTGCTTCTAAATGGTTTTTTCTTGTAATAATCTAATGTCCGCCCACATCTGTAAGCTTGCCTCTGTGGAAATTGAACTCTTTGGAATGACCGAGCAGCTCTTCTTCCGTAATTCCTTCCTGCTCGCAAAAGGACTGTGTTGCTTTTTCTACATACTGCCTGTCTTCCGCAATACTACACATTCTCTTCATCTGTTCTGGTCTCAAATCGTTGAGAAAGTCTGCCGACTCTTCCAAAATCTCCTGCTCTTCATCCATTTGCGACTTGACCCACTTTTGCAGAGCCCTTGTTGTCTCTGGAGTAATGTTCTCGCAAACCCATTTCCAAATTTTCTTATCCTGAGTTGGGATTTCATCCAACTCGTCATTAAAGAGACAACCGCAAGTTGGAGTTTGTATCATCTGCATGTTAGATGCTTTGTAGTAGCCTTGAGCATCTATAATTTGGGTCACACCTCCAGACAAATCAAACACCTTGCCTTTGTTTTCTACCCAGAAATGCCATTCCTTTGGATGGTTAAGGTCTTCCACATGCGGACGCTTTCCTCGCTTGCGGACTGCCCCAAGATGTCTCAGCTTGAGCCAAGTCTCAAGAGACTTGCTCTTGCAGTCGCCTTGAAGGAAGTTCAAGCGTGTAGCCACGAACCGCTTAGGGTCATTCACCTTTTGATAAATTCTGGTCTCTTCGGTTTTCACGCCGTAATATTTCCATTGTCCATCTACGATTGATTCCATTCTGCTGCCTTTTGTTGCTCTGGAAGTCTGGACGGAATTCATTTCAATTTTTTTTAGAAGTCGCCTTGAGGTCTGGATACTAAATTTCTGCTATTCCAGATTCCAGAAAAAGTGAATCAATTTTATCAATCGTTCTATAACCGTTGTCCGTTTTGATTTTAAGACTACCCACAGATTTCAACAACAAAACAACTACAATATAAATTTACCTTTTTTATTGTAGTCAATCTAAAACAGAAACGGACAACGGAAGGCGGACGCACAGAACAAAAGGTTTTGGGTTTTAAATAGTTTAAAGACTAACCACTAAATTAGTATATAAACAGCGAGAATGGAAGAGAAACCTAAGGAAGCTAAGTGTGATTTTGATGACTGCGAGAATAGCCCACAGAAGGATGATATTTTGTGTTCTGTTTGTAGGAACTGCGTGAATGCGATGCAGGAAATCTACGACAACGACCCACGAATTCAAGCAGAAGAAGACGAGAACAAAAGATATATGATGATAATGAAGAAAATTTTGATTGGGAGATATTAGAGACAAGAAAAGGGCGGTCTATTTAATACCACATCGCTGGCAGCAATAATCAACTAACTCGTGTTTGGATTTACCTGTAAGACGGTAATCGCCTTTGTTTGGTATTTTTTTTATAAGAGCCTTGAGATGCTTAGCAGACATTAATTTGAGATGACCTCTACCCACTTGTATATCATCTTCGTATTTTCCTAAATTTGATTTTGGGTCTATTTCCTCAATATCAAAACTAACAGGCATTATATTATTACAAGAGATTTTATTAACGGAAACGGTAAGGTAAAGAAGGATGCGTATAATCTTCACGGTTTCTGGGAGGATAGCGATTAGCAGTAGCAAAAGTAGGAGCAAAATCCATTCCAACACGCAAAGCTGTAGCACCACCTTTCATACCTCTTCCGTGTCCTACGGCTTGCTGGGGTGCTTGAGCTTGTCCCAACGCAGCTTGGAGCAAAGGGTTGCCTGCAGTAGCAGGAAGAGATATTTGTCGGTAGTTTTCCAAAGCACTTTCCACATCAGATAATAGGGGAGACAATTCTAAATCAAACTCGTTAAATAATCCTGCGAGTCTTACTGCTGTGGGTCGGTTGGCTGGACTTAATCCAGTAATAACGGTTTTAATCAAACCTTCTTTGTCTCTTATTTGAGAGACGGTGGAAGCAATATCAGCAACTTGGTCGCCGTTGAATTTGTTAAGGCTATTATTTAATCTCGC